TATAGTGGAAAGATATATATACCAGATGAATTTATCTTAGACATAGACGGAGCTAACGTAGATATAGCACTATCTAAGTGTCATAAACTAATAGAGTTATTAAAATCACTTAAAGTATTTTATTATCTTTATTTCAGCGGTACTGGATTCCATTTACATATATCTGGCAAAGCATTTAGATGGAAACCTGATATCAATTTACATACCAAATTAAAGAAAGTTTTAAATGATTATAAGATTTGGGAACATGCTGATCCTTCAGTAACAGATAAAACAAGGATAATAAGAGTTCCTAATACAAAGAATACTAAATCTAATCTTTATAAAGTATGGATTAAAGAGGATTGGAGTGTTGATGAGATATATGATCACGCTAAAAGACCTCGAGACTTACCTAATGGAGAAATATTTAAAGCTCAAACACCAATTTTTGATTTAAATATAGGCTTTGAAACATTAGATAAGAAGTCAGAAGAAGCTATCGTAGTATCTCACGGTAGATCAGCTGATCCTGTAAACTATCCCTGTATATCTTCTATGTTAAGTAATGCAGCTTTAGGTAAAAGACATATGACTGCTTTAAGATTAGCATCATGGTTTAGATGGCTTTATCCAGAAGAGACTGTAAGACTTGTAATGGAGGATTGGAGACAAAAAGTAGATTCTGATAGATCTAAGTTCTCTAAAGCAGAGATGGAGAAAATAGTAGATAATTGCTATGATGGACATGGAGGAGCAGGATATAGATACGGATGTGCAGATCCTATTATGGATGCACATTGTAAAAATACTTGTAGACTTTATAAAGCAAAGAAATCTCAGTCTACTATGAGTTCAGAGCAAATGGAAAATTCCTTAGTTGAATTTCTTCAAAGTACTGTAAGTCCCTGTAATATAGGGCACTTATACGGACAAGACTTTCCAATATACCCAGGCGAAGTTGTTATTATTCAAGCTCCACCAGCTAGTATGAAGACTATGTTGCTTCAAAACTGGATGATTGATCTTAAGAAACAAACATACTTTATGGAAATGGAAATGTCTCCAAGGCAAATATGGTCTAGGTTTGTTATGATGGAGATGGGATGGTCAGAAGAAGAACTAAAGAATCATTACTTGGCTGGTAAAAATGGTATGCAAGAGAAATTTAAATGGTTAACTGTAGATTATTCTGCATGTTATCCAAATGAATTAGAAAAACGCATACTAATGCAAGCTACTAAACCTGAAATAGTTATTGTTGATCATATGGGATTGCTTAAATCTAAATATGAAGACAATAATAGAAAGGTTGAAGAAGCTTCCCAGGCATTAATGGAATTAGCTGTTAAACATAATATTATAGTATTTGCTGTAAGTGAAATAACTAAAACAGCTTTTGCTGAGGGTATGAATATGGCCTCTGCTAAAGGATCATTTAGAATAGCTTACAATGCTAATAAACTTCTATCTATTAAGCCATTTAAGAATGATAAAGGGTTAATAGAGATGTTGCAAGTAACAAGTACTAAAAATAGAGAAAGAGAACAGTTGAATGTTAGATTAAAAGTAGACAACGTAAGGATAACTGAGTATGAATAAATCACATTACAACAAGTTGTTTAAAGTATTTATAAACGAAATAACTAGTACTCGAGATGCAGGTCAAAAAGAATATGCTCATAGTGAAGATAATGTATTTGCTAACTTTGAAAGAGTTGCAGAATCATTAGACATAACTAGAGAAAAAGCTTTAATGACATATCTATTGAAACATATAGATGGTATTAAAGCATATATTAAAGGACATAAATCTCAAAGAGAATCTGTTAGCGGTCGAATAACAGATGCTATAGTTTATTTGTTTTTACTTTGGGCAATGATAGAGGAGAATGAATGTATTACAACACAAACGAAGAAACAGGAGAAGTGTTAACTGAATCTAGAAATAGAGCAGAAACACAAGGAGGTATCATCTATAAGTATTTTAGAGATAACCCTAGAGAAGAACTTACTCCTTTCGAAATCAAAGCAGTTTTAAGAATGCGTGCTCCAATAACCAGCATAAGAAGAGCTATTACTGATCTAACTTCAGAAGGTAAGTTAGAAAAAACTAGCACACTAAAATCTGGTAGTTATGGAAAGAAATGCCATTGTTGGAGATTAAAAGTATAACAATATAGGGGAGGTGTAGAAAAGCAAGCAATGCGTAACAAATAAAATAGTTATGATATTGAAATGTGATATCTCGTCGGAGCCTCCCCTAATTAACTCGGAGAATTATGGAAGCTTATGAAAAATTATTAAGGTATTTAATTAGAGAATATGGAGAGTTTAATGAAGTTAAAGACCAAGAAAGTATTAAAAAAAGAGTTGAAGACTATAGAAACTATCGTAGTCCGAAAAAACAGATCATCACATAAAGGACAGTATTACGATCCTGTAAGAGGAACTATACAACCTTTATGGCAAGGCTGGCACAAGATAGATGGTAAGGATTATTACATCAAAGCTTGGCCAAACTTAAGTGATTATGGAACTAGAAACTTAGAACTAGAGATCTGCATTGAAGAAGATGCTGATCCATTTTAGGAGAGAAAATGTACAAACAATACACTGAAACGTTTAGAGAAATAGGTAAGTATATATTCTTTTTAGAAGAAACAATACTTAATTATGAACAGAAATGTATAGATATGGGCTTAGAAGATATGTTAGAGCCTTCCTATTCTGTATGTCCTGTATGTAAATCAAAACAAAAAGATCATGAATGTGAGTATAAATCTTTACAGATTACTCCTCATCAATCTGAAGAAGAGTGGGCTTATTCTAAGACCAAAGGGAATGATGATGAAGCTAGACGCGAAGCGTTAGCTAAATCTCAAGCTCGAAGTGACATAGAATTAAAAAAGCTTGACTCTTTAGAAAAATAAGTATTATATTTTGTCAACATATTGGGAGAGATTATGTTTACGAAAGAAATACTAAGACGTATTGCCACTTTGATTGTATGGACTAGGCACTCTAAGCCTGGAGGAGACATACAATCAGCTCCTCATGACCTAACACATGATAATGTTTTGAAAGTTGCTAGCGAACTTGATTCGTGGATGAAAGAGATGGTGATTGATGAATCCGAGATCGAGTAAAGCTAAAGGACGTAGACTTCAGAACAAATTAAGAGATCTTTTAAGAGAAGCATTTCCAAAACTAGAAGAAGACGATATAAAGTCACAAACTATGGGTATGCCTGGAGAAGATATTGTATTATCCCCTGCTGCCAGAAAAGAAATACCTTATTCCTTTGAATGTAAAAATGTAGAACGTTTAAATGTGTGGGATTCTTTAGAGCAAGCAGAAACAAATGCTGATAACAGATGCCCTGTATTAGTGTTTACAAGAAACAGAAAAGGTATATATGCAACTATACCTTTAGACATTTTAATAAAATTAATTAAGGAGAAATAAATGGCAGTCAATAATTTTAATAGATATAATTATAAAGATAATAGAATGGGAAATTTAGCTAGTGATACAGTAAGTATACTATATCAAACTATAAATCAAATAAAAAGAAACGGTAATGATAAGAATACATTAGAAGTTTTAACTCATTCTATAAGCGCTTTAACTAGTGTATTACAACCTTACGTAAACAACACCCCTAAATTAAAAAACTAATTTACGGATTCCAAGGCTTAACACCTTTCATTGGACTTTTTTGTCTAACTTTTCTGGTTAATGGTGCATTTTTTCTACCTGTAGTAGGTATACCTGTGATATCACGTGCCCATTGCCAGAATTGTTTAGAGTTTTGTTGAGTTTCATAATCAGTATACAATCCTGTCTCTATATAAAAAGCCTTGCCTAAATGTAGATTAAATAATGCTGGTCTAGTATGATGCCAAAATCTAGCACCTTGAATGTTAGCTAATCTCATTAGTTTATAATTTCTATCTTCATCTTCTAAATCATCAACTCTATCTGATCCAGAGTTTAATAAAGGCATATAGCTGTTCATATCAACATCCCACCAATGCATTAACTCTCCAAGCTCTACAATAGTACCAACTGAAGGTCCTAAATGAGACCACGATCCAGCTCCATAAGTAGCTTTTTCTGCCTGTTTTAAACCTTCTTCAGTTAAGTTACCTTCATTATCTCTTTCAGCTGAGAAAAACAATACTTGATTTTTAACAAATTCATAATTATCATTAGATAACAAATTACCAAAACCCACTCCCATTATATTAGTTAAAGCACCAACAGTACTATAAGCTAAGAATGTTTGATACATTGTGCGAGCTCCATCATTACTCCATCCAGCATCTCCTGACCAAATATCCCTGAATCCTCTTTTAAAAGTTTCATATTGAAGATTAGCAAGTGAGAATCTATAGTGTTGGAATTGTCCTAATACAGCACCTCCACCTTCTTGAAAAACTTTAGGTTTAAAAACCTTACCATACTCAAAATGTATTTCACTAACTACTCCATATGCTAATTTCCCTGATTCATTGGCGATGAATTGATTTCTTTGTTGTCTTGTAGTATTATCTCTTTCCATCATACTTTCTATATACCACTTAGGTTGTTTGCTTAGATTCTGATGTGCAGTTGCGAAAGCTACTCTAAATGTACCATTTCTATTCATATTTTCTACCATTGTATGTAAAACAGATCCTTTTTGTGCGATACCTTCTAAGGTATTAAGTAACTTATCTGACATACTTTCATCATACATTTCTATTGTTTTCTTTCCTGTCTTAGGATCAACAACTTCTCGTAAGCCAGGTAAAAGAGGTCTTTCTTCTATTGTACCTTTAGTTCCAGCTTCTCCTCCTTTTTCATATGCACTTTGTAATTTTTTTAAAAACTTACTATCTCTTGACCACATTATTCCATGCTTAGTTGCTTCGTGTGTCATAATAGTTTTTAAATTTGTATCAGTTAAGTAATCTTCAGCTCTACTTCTTGCAAATAAACCTAATTTAATATGCTCTAATAATCTTTGACCTGAGTTTCTTATAGCAGATCTGCCATTGAATCCCATAGTTCTTACAAATGCTAATCCAGTCATAAACCTAGCAGCTTTATCTGTAAAACTATATTCATTAACACCTGTACCCATTGTACTATCTACTATGTGCTCTATTACTTCGCTTGCTTGATCAACGAATTTATTAACAGCGTCCTTGTCGCCCAATGTTTTAGCTTGCCTTTTAGCATCTATAAACATATTCATAACACCTTGAGTTGCTTCCTTTAAACTATTAGATCTATTATATGCTGCAACTTCATGTAAGTATTTATTTAAAAATAAAAAGGGATTTCTTGAGTAATACTCTTGATTAATAGACTGCCTTCCTTTAACTCTATTAAGAACACCATTACTACCCTCCCATAATCTAACCTGATCAGAAAAAACTTCAAAAGCAGTTCTTGATTCTGTTGTATTCATAGCGAAGTCATTAAATTTTTGTAAATCTTTTACCATAGTAAGCACATAATGAGGCATATAACCTAAATTTGTATTAAGATCCCAATGTTTATTACCACTTAAACCAAACTCATGAGCTTCCTTACCATCTATATCATACTTTCTGCCTTTAGGATTAGACGTCTCCTGAAACTCTAGCACACTTATATACTGATCTATTCTATCTAAATATTCAGTAAGTCTTCTTCTGCCTCTTTCCATACGATCAGTTTGAGATACAATTCTTTTCTCTGTTCTTAATGCATTTTTCAAAACACGAACCAAATCTTTTCTCATATCATACCAGCTATTTCTTATGATCTCAAAAGATTCCATAGATGCCTGATCCCACTTTTCACCATTAGACCTTCTAAGTTCTTTAAGAGGAGTGTTTTCTAATACATCTCTAACGCTTAAATATAGGTCTCCTGCATCGGTTCTTTTAGATTCCGAGTTGAAAGCACCCAAGAAATCTTTTATCTCGTTTAAAGCGTTGTTTTCTTCTATTTTATCTCTCGCTCCAGCAACTTTTCTTTCTAGCTTTTCTAATGTTCTAAGATCAACTCCTAAAGTATTAGCTATTTTAGTAACGTGTTCATTAATAATACTTATTCTATTATTGTTAACAGTAGTATGTTCTCTGTGGTATGCAGATATTCTAGCAACAGCTTTATAAAGATCACTACCTCCTGGTATTCTCTTAAGATTAGCTTCTAATACTTTAAATGCAGAGCCACCACCTTCAAAGCCTTCATTTATCCAAGCTTCCCTGTCTTGCAATTCCCATTTAAATTTCTTTAAATCAGCTTCAGTCATTTCGTGAAGTCTAATATCTTTATTAGTAGCTTTTTCCCAAACCTCTGTAAAGAATTTATTGTTCTTATTAAGACCATGAGCTCCTAATACTCTTGAAGATTCAAACATATGAGCAGCTTTTTCTTTTCTTGCCTGAGAGTCTTCAAATTCTTTCTCAGGAAGTCTTTCTTCATTTTTTTTATGCTGACATTTTCCAAATACCCAGTTACCTATTTCTGGCATAGCTCTCCTTAATTATGGTGTTTTGCAATTATCTTTTCTTGCTTTTCTTTTAATCTCCCACAACTTATTTATAAAGGTTGATGGATTATTTTCAACAGGCTTACCGAAAACTCTTTTAGGTCTAGCGGGAATAGACTGTTGATCTGTGCCATGAGTTTTAAATATCCACCCATCACTAAGATCAAATTTTTGTTCTAATCTAAAAACATCTGCTGGAGTAAGAAGTCTTTCACCTGCCATAAAATCATTTAATTGAGTTAAAGCTCTTTCTTTTTCACGGCTAGAAACTCTAATTTCTTCACCATTTTTTAAATCATATACTCTTTCTCTACCTGTTGCAATTTCTCCTTCTAATTCTTTTCTATTTAATTCAATATAAAGATCTCTATTTTTCGCTTTATTAAAAGGACCAAAATCGTAATCTAATTTAACATCTAAATGAGGATTTTTCAAACCTAATAAAGCCAAACTTTGTCTTTGAGTTATCTCTTTAGATAGATTTAAAGCTTCTACTTTACTTATATTATTATTAAAAGTAAAAGATTCTTGATTAACTATATCTATTAATAATTGCCAAGCAGATTTAGAAGCATTGTTTTCATACATATATACATTATTTATATGACGTCCATCTGCATCTTCAAAATAAGATACTTTTGAATTATCTATTTTAGGCTTTAAGAACTCCCACAATACAGCTTTTCTTAAAATAGGAGTATTAATAGTCTCATGATTTAAAGCTTGGTTTATAAGTGCTTTTTTTCTAGTACTAAATTCCTCAGGATTTATTTTACCTTTCCTTAAATGTTCTTTCTCACGTCTAATTGCGACTTCTGTATCCGCTACAATCCTTACTACAGTTCTATCTCTATCTCTTCTATCTAAATAAGTAATATCTTTATTTTGTGGATTAGATTCCATAGGAAGAGAACCAAAAGCTACCAATTTAGCATCTAATATTTTTTGAACTTTAGGAGTTACGAACTCAAATCTTTTTGGATTAGATATAGCTACCCAATCTTTTTTAATATCTATGTGGTTTACTTCGCCTTTTTGCAATGTTAGCATTATATTACCTTTAGAATCCCAGAATACTAAATCTCCTGTAGCCCTGTATTCTTTAGCTGGAACATTCCCTACTTTAAACGTAGCTTTCAGCCCCCCTGCCTTTAATGCCTCATACTCATATTCACCACCTAATTTTAACTCTATATCACTTTTAATAGCTTCTAATTCTAATATTCTATCATTAAGCTCTTTAATTTCAGTGTTATCTTTGTATCTATTATTCTCTAAGAAAGATTTATCTTTCTTTAAAGATTGTATTCTATATGCTAACTTATTCATCTCAATATAATCATAGTCTTTTTTAATGTATTTCCATAAAGCATCTGTGATAGAGACTCTATTGAAATCATAATCCTTACCATGTTCCTTGCCTTCTCTAGCAAGCAATACTCCAGCTTCAGCTTTATTCATAAGATCTTCTACTTCAGAAACATCTTTCATTCTATTTTTACCTCTGAGACTTTTTAAATAAACACTAGTTAAAGTTCTCATAGCAATATCAAAAGGATTTTGACTAGCTCCTGCATGTACAGTCTCACCCCAACCACCTATTATATGATCTGATAATCTTTGCATGCCAGATCTAAGATTTAAATTTACTCTATCATTCCCAATTTGAGCTTTCCAAGTCTGGTCATAAATATAAGGATTATCTAAATCTTTTTGCAATGTTTCGAATCCATTTGCAATATCTTTTAATCTCAATGATTTAGCACTACCACCTGCTTGAGATTCTGTCATTCCCCTATTAAATCGAAGATAATTACTTACTGGTTTAACTAGCTTTTGATAAAGAACTCTTTTAACATCAGCATAATTACCATCTATAACTTTAATACGATCTGTAGAATTATGCATATTAACTAATTCAAACATACCCTCGTAATGTTTAGTGCCATCAGGTCTAATAGCTTCTTTACCAAATAATATAGCTTCAATGATAGGTTGTATGTTCATTATATCAACAGGATTTTTATAGTTATCTATGAATATCTTAGCCCAGTTACCAATGTTGTCAACAGTATTGAAATACTCAGCCTCGCTTTTTAATCTAATGTCATAACTTCTATTATCAATTGTAAACTTACCTAAAACAGGTTCATTTTTAAAGGCAGCACGAATAGTACTTGCTATGTTATGTAATTTTACCACTCTACCTCTCAATGCTGCAGAGTTATTGTAGACAGATAGCTGTTTTGCCATAGAACTACTATTATCTAACCGTGTATTTAACTCAGCAAAAAATTGCTCTGCAAAAGAATAAGAGTCTTGTTTCAAATTATAACCTGATTTCCTAGCTACATCTCTAACAAAAGAACCTGGAGCTGATAAATAAGAATTTGATTTATCATAATCATGATCAGCATCTTGGGTATCTATAACATCAGTAAAGTTTTGTTCAGACTTATTACCTCCTGATTTAGAGGTTCCTACTTTAAAGTTTAATACTTTCTTTCCCTTAACTCTATTGGTAAAACTTTCAGGAGTAATTTTATTAATAACAATATCATTCAATTGATTCCTTGGCTGTCTATTATTCATAACACCTACATGATAATCGCTGAAATTTCTAGCTAACCAAATAACTACATCTTCATTCGTTAAACCTTTATTTCTTATTTGCCTATCTATTAAACGTGTATAAACTTCATTCACTTCATTTATAGTAGTCTCATATATTACTTTATTATTATCAGTTTTAAATTCTCTAGATACTCCTTGCTCATTCTTGACGTTCAAATCAACAACTTTATTACTATGTATCTCATATCCAGCTCCTGATATTACCCATTCTTGTTCACCGCTTTTCTTAGCTTTAATTGGTATTATGGAAAAATCTGCAGTTTTTTGTTCTCCATTTATATCAAGAGTCATTCTTCTTACAAAGAACCCTCCTTCACTAGGATTCTTAACGTTACCACCCCTAAATGCAGTATTAGCTCTACCGTTAAAAGAAAACTGTTGAGCCATATGAAAAGGATCTGTTTCATAATTACCTATTATTATTTGTCTACCAACCTTATGGCCATCTACTACATCCCAACTCCTAATACCTACATCTTTAAGGCTATAATCCATATGTAAAGAAGGAGCCATAGGGCTAATAGAGCTATTGCCAACTTCTCCAGTAGCAATCTTACTACCTTCAAAGAAATAGGTAAATAGTTTATCTGTAACTATATCTCCCATCCATTGATCCATTAGCAGTCCACCTTCTTTCAATACACTTTCAACAGGTACTTTATTCAGCATTAAATCACCAGCTTCAGATTTAACTCCCATTAACTCTCTTGCAATAGAAGTTAAAGTATATTCATTAGCATTAGCCCTGGCTAAAAATCCTTCGAAATCTCTGACTTTATTACCTAAGTCCATCCAAGATGCTACTTCAGGAGTCACGTCTATATGAACAGTTATATTAGCTCCTGCCTTAGCTTTATGAGGCCTACTAACATTCGTTACATTAAATGTAGACATAGGAAGTTCAATGATTTCTAAGCTATTTCTATTTCTATTAACAACTTTTTCTACATCTGTAAATATTGTATTACCAAAAGAGTCTGTGGCTTTATCAGAATTAATATACCTATCTCTAATTGTTCCACTAGCATTTTCACTATATTTATTTATTTTATTAGCACTCTCAAATGTGATACCATCTACTCCATGAGATTTCATTAACATGTCCATCTTAGCATCATAAAAGAAAGCAGTCTTATCGTACCATACAGTTATGCCTCCATTGTCTCTTATTTCAACATGAACACCTTTAGGTTTAATTGCTCCAGTTTTAAAACCAACTATACGTCCTTGGTCAATATTTAACCATTCCCTTCTTATACCTATTTGAGATAAGTGCAATATAAAGTTTTCTTTAGTTAAATATGTAGGAGCATCTACCATAGATTTCGCTCTACCATTATGCTCTCCTAATATATCTGCTTTTTCAGTTGCACTCCATAAAGTTTCTCCATATAAGTTTTCATATCTGCTCATTAAAACTTCTAGTCTAGCACCACTATGAAAATAACTATCTGATGAGCCATCTGCTAATGATATAAACTTCATGTTCCTAAAAGTTCCATCTGGATTTTTAAAATAATTAAAAGCATCGGAAACAGATCTAAAGTAATCTATATCATTTGCTCTACTAGAATAAAAGTTATCCATATATTCAATTATCTCAGGAGTATACAATCTTCCCTTACTAAATTCAGGAAGTTTTAATCTTTTCCATACATCTTTTATAGTAGGTAAATCATGTATTTGTTCTTTTATAACCCAAGGATTGTCTACAATTAACCTAGCAGTAAGTATTGCAGATTCTATAGCGTCGTTAGTTAATAATGTTTCATCTCTAAATTTCTTTAAATTATCAACAAGATATTTATTATTTAAATCATTTTGAAATAAAGTTTGTAATTTATTACTTAGAACACCACCATCTTTATAAGCATTTAATACTGCCTCTTTTGCAACAGTTCTTGGTATGACTACCTGTATAGATTCATCTAATGGAACATAAATATAATTATCAGGCTTTATATTAGCTTCAAAATCTTCACCTAATAAACCTTTCTGCATGTCTATTCTAGCTCTAGGATTGTCAATGAATATAGAATTACTTGCTATGTTTCTAGAGAACACATGAAGATCACCCTCTTTAGGGGCTCTATCTAAAACCAATTTACCTTGTTCATTCATGACCATCATTTCTTTATCTAATACATAAAACTGATCAATAAGATCTAGGTTTTTCATTACAGCAAGTACTCCATGCTTATCTTGATTAACTAAATAGTCTTTACTCAAAACAAACTTATCGCCCATCCATTTAACTTTATTGACTTCTTTAGTTCCCATTGTAGTTAATACTGTTTGAAGAACATCTATTGTAATTTCCTCATTATTTCTTCTTTTACCAGGGTCTAATTTATTTTGCGTTAATCTTGTTGTTTCATACAAAGCATTGAAAGCATTATCAAGAATCCTAGGGTCTTTATTTGCATTATAATCAACTCTAAAAGGCTCTAAAATAGTTTTCACACTATTAACTGTAACTCCATATCTTCCCTCAAATTGTGACCCAGTTATATTAACTAACATCTCCTCACTTTTTTCACTAAGAGTTGCCTGATGTTTATCTAATTGTTCTGTAACATACTTACTATAATTCTGTTGGTCTAAAGTTCCATAATCTTTGGATAAAAAATTATCAGCTCTTTGTATCTGTTTAACTAATGCTTGTTGCCATTGAGTATTAATAGTACCATTTACCTCAGGATTCATCTCAAGCATACTATTTAATTGATTAAAAAATGTATCAAATTCATGCTTCTGTTTTGTTAGATGTAGAAGTAAAGTATAATCTCTATTTTGTAAAGCGAACTGCATTAACTTAGTCATATTTTTAGTCCTATTATGCAGTGTTTCTATTTGAGTGAAAACCTTATCTTCACTATCAGGTACTATAAGTTTTTTATCAATAAGATTCCCTTTAACATCTTCAACTAACTTAGCCATATTTTCTAATGGACCAGTTTTATTAACTAAATCTTTAATTAAACCTACGTCAGATACTTTCTTTGCCTGGCTTAACAGCTCAACTATCTTATCAGGCCCCATTGATTTAATGATTCTATTTATCTCAGTAGTTTGTTTAGTAAACGAAACTAAATTACCAGACTGTTCAATAACAGATTGTAAGTCTTTATAGAAAGTTCCCAGGTTCTCACCATCTATTATACCAGCTTTGTCTGGAGCTAAGACTCTTATTTTTTGAATTAATAATTCAGCATCAGCTAAAAGAAGACCATTAGGAGTTCTTATAACAAACTGTCCTGTATTCTCATTTAAATTCATACTAGGGTCTACTTTTCGATTCCCATTCATGAGATGTTGTAAGGCATTACCTACGGAATTTTCACTTCCACTTTGATTAGCTTTAATTCTTTCAGTAAAATAATCGAAAGCTTCTGCTTCAATATTTCTAAATACTTTATCATTAGTTAAAGCATCACCTACCATTTCAAAAACTTGTTCTTTTAAAGCTTCGACATCCTTAATAGTTACAGGTACTTTTTCTGAAGAGCCTGTTTGGTTCAAAAGCTTAGTTAAAGATACTGCTTTATTATAAAAGTCTATTGCTCCTTGATGATCTTTAACGTCTACGTCAGCCAAATTTAAAGTAGGGTTTTTATCAAACCCCATTTGGTTTAATAAATCCATAACCCTAACTCTTTTATTCTCATTTAAAGTATGGAATGTTTCAGACTTAGTCATCTTACCTTGAGTAAACAAAGCTAAAACATTTCTAGCTTGCATTAAATTATCTATTTTAACTGACGCTTCTCTCATACCTTCATTACTTAATATTGTTTCAGAAGCATTCTTTCCACCCATAGGATAGGCCCCATTCTTAACATTTTCTGCTGAGTATACATGAGTTAACATTGCCAATTTATGTTTAGAGAAATTATCTACAAACAATTGTAAATTTTCCCCAGTTCTAGCAGGATCTCTAGTGCCTTGTTCTCTTATCCACCCATCTTCCTTACCTTGCTTAATAACTTTAGTTAGTTCATGAATAGAGCTATTTAATTCACTTGTTCTTACAAGGCTAGTATTTCTGCTGAAAGTTTCTAAATCAACTTTAGGTATTTGTAAATTCCCTTGTGCGTCTGGCATAACTTTAATACCCATAGCCTCAAAAGCATTTAATACAAAATTCTTTCTTATATCTTTATAAGGCATATTCGCATTATTGTATGCCTGTCTAGTAGAAGCGTCTATTAATGAAGTAACACTCCTTGCATTAGCGACGTCTGATATAGAATTAACACTTTGTACTAAATCATAAATCTCTTTACCTTCAACAGTTCTAAACATTAAATTAACATCAGGAGCAGTTGAATCATAAGCAGTAATGACTTGTTCGAATATCCTATATTGTTCCATCGCTATATTATGTTCAGCCGAACCTGTTTCAGTACCGCTATCTTTTAGATATTTTAAGAAAGCATCCCTTGCTGCTGTTCTATCTGGTGTAGATAAAGGGTCTACTCTGTCTACATAAAACTCATTAACTAATTCATGGACTTCTCTAAAAAAAGGTTGATTTCTTACTTTTTGTCTTGTAGATTCATACATCATTGAGCCTTGTTGCATAGCTAATCCATCAGTCTTTACTCCCATTAGTTCTAAACCAAGTCTCATCTTGTTTAAATTGTCAACGTTAGTAGCATAATAATCTCTAAGCTCTCCAGTTTCAAACATTTTACTTCTAGATCCTGTTTTATAGCTCCTACCACTTCTAGAAAATACCATCCCTATCATTACATTTCTAGCTATCTCGTGACCATCTTGACCTAAGGCTTGATGCCAAAGTTTTGGATCTTGTGCCATTTGTTGTGCTAATCCTGGAGCATTCATAGCTAAAGCACCAGCTACCATTCTAGGGACAGAAGATTGTATCCCCTTACCAGCCCATAAACTTCCTATATCAGCAAATAAATTGAGGTCTCCTTTGATCTCATTCATTATAAATCTTGTATACTCTCTTGAAAATTCTTTCCTAGTTGTATTCAATAAAGCCTTAGCAGCTTCATCACTTAAATCATCAATAGAAGTAGTAGCGAGTTTCCTAGCAAAATCTCTTGAATGCAAGAAACCATCACTAGCTTCATCAATCATTTTCAAGTGGAACTTAGCTTGCTTTCCTGACATAAACCTAGTATTAACAGCACCTTTCATAATAGTCTTTAAGCCTGTTTGTACTGTTTGTTTTAAGCCAGCACCTCCGTACGTACTACCACCTTTTATGAATCTAGTAGGGCCTATAAGCCCCATCCAAGCTCCTGACTTTAAAGTAGCAGCCAGCATATGCCCAAAATCTCCTTCAGTGGTATGAAGAGCCTTACTTCTAGGATCTATCTTTCTTCTCATTTTTTCAAAACTTGTGTTGCCTTTAACAGCCGCTCCTTGTACAACTATATTATGGAGAGCAGTTTCTGCTAAATGCATTGTAGCACCTATAGTAAAGTCACCTAAATAAGCTCCAAATGTTTGCTGTAAATATGTACTCCCTGCTCCTCCAGTAAGTTTAGTGGCTGCTAATTCAGTCATTCTATGTAAACTATTTTGAGATTGATGTCTAGCTTCATTAAGTAAAGATTGTGCTAAGTCTCTAGATCCTTTCTCTCCAATTCTAGGTATTTGTTTTCTGATAGAATTTGCAAACTCTTCAGTAGCTTCTTGCATATATCTTTTAGATCCTTCAAATATTTTCTTATATGCCTTATCATTAACTATATCCCAAGCTTCTGTCATTAAAGTGTTGTAACCTTTTTTGAAAGTTTCAGATTTTTGTATAGCTTCAGAAGTTAGCTTACTACGACTACCTCCTCCTATTCTGTTTATAGCTCCTATTAATTCTTCACCAGATTCTTTAGCTAGATATTTACTAGTATATCCTTGCATAGAACTTGCAGTCATCTTATTAAAAAGAGTTTTATTTCCCCTGGTTGCAAGTTTGCCTAAGCCAGTTAATCCTTTTCCTACCAATTTAAAAGGAACAATTATACCTATACCTTCACCTAATCCCCTCCCCCATTTGCCTGCAGTAGTTTCTTTTTCCCAAGGATCATAAGCACCAAAAGTAATAAGCTCTCTTAGTGCAGTAGTGCCTGCCATATTGTCTAATAAGGTAGGTAACCCCATTAAAGCAGAATCTACAAAACCACCTATAAGATTACCTGTAAAATTACCTACTCCTTGAAGCGTATTTATAAAAGGAGCCTCACCAAAACCAGGCTCGTTATCTTTTACTTCTCCCCAATCTACACCCCCAAATAAATTATCGGGAGATAAGTCAGTATTGTATTCATACTTCTTATTAAAGAATTTACTAGAATCTACTAAATCCTGATAATTATCTTCAAAGCCACTGGTGTTACTAAAGCTATTATTTTTACCACTACCAGTAGTATCTATTACTTGACTTCCGAAATCTAATGAACCTAATTTACCCATTTATCTCCTTAATACATCCTCCCACTGCCTCTCCTTTTAAATCTTTTAGTAATCTCCCCTGTTAAAGGATCTACTAAATATTCTCCAGGTAGCTGTGTTTTAGACACTTTTGCATTATGTTTCTTTCTTTCGTTTACTATTCCTGTAGATTCAAGATCTTGATCTTGAGGTAAACATATCCCTAAAGCATTATCAAAAAACTCACCTTGCCCACAAGACAAAGTATTTAAAGATGATTTTAAATCTGAATTATTATTAAACAAACCTGTGGGGTTGGTTTTTAAATGTTCTATAGTTGTTTTAAAAGTATTTGGATCTAAGTTAGTTAAATACTGTAGTTGATATTCAGTCTGCTGTAATAACTCAAAAGATTTAAAGTAAGCTGTATCTTTTATATCCAATTCACTACCATCAGCATCCTTAGCTGTTCCCAATAAAGACTGTAATTCTTTTTGAGAATTTTTTAATTGCATTCTGACCGTGATTTGCCACTTTGGTCCTTGTCCAAAATCTTTATGGCTGACCACTTCTTGCATTTTAGGATCTACATCTAAGCCTAATCTTCTAGCCCACATCATTTCCATTTGTAATTTCGTATTCTCATCAGCAACTAAGTATGCATCAAATTGCGTTGCAGCATTTATTGTCGCTTGCATAAAAGCACTATTGGTCATTGTTTCACTAATATAAGCATTTTTAATAGCATCTGTTCCAGCTAACATTGCAATACCGCTTGATTGAGCTAATTTAGTAGTATACTTCCATTCTAGATATTTCTCAGCTTTATCACGGCTCCATTGATCAGATTTTTCTTTAGGCATAAAACCTGTTTCTATAGCCTCTTCTTTTAATAAATCTATACTCTCTTGACTAGATAAATAATTAGGTAACTGAGCCATATCAGTGTTATATATTTTCATATTACCTAAATGTATATTCCATGTGTCCTTGAATCCAGGTAATCCAACTAAAGCTAAATCCATTTGATTTAAATTTTTTAACTCTTCAGTTATATATCTAACTTGTACCATTTTATCTTGAGTTCCTAATGCGTGGCCTAAAGATTCAACCTCTTCTGTTCTTTTTAATTGATTGTATCGCATCTTCTCTGCTTCATGTTTATAGATATCATCATTTAATTTTCTTAATGTTTGATGGCTTGGGGATGATTCTTGTTCTTTAAAATGTATAGCATAATCTTGATCTATATGTTCTGACCATTTAGCTTTAAATGCGTCATCATTATAAATTTCATTTAGCATCATTTCAAAATCTTTTTGAGTCCATATAGCTAACCCAGTTTCAGTTTCTTCTCCAGATTCTATTACTGTTTTTTGTCCATCCATCTTTGAAGCAAATTCACTAGCAACTCCAGTAAAAAAGTCTAATCTTGATTTAATCTGTGTATTCATCGCTGTTTGTTTTTTAATTAAATCTTGAGTTGTCGCAATATCTCCTCTTAGCTCTTCAGTAGCATCATCAACTTGTTGTGCAAACGTTTGAGTGAATGCTTCTGTCTGATCTAGCTTAAGAGTATTGTCTACTTTTCTTGCAGTTTGTTCATATTTAGCCATCAAGTTTTCGTACTCTGTTACTTGGTCCTGATAAATTGTTCTTAAATCAGTAAGAGCTGCCTTATTAGTTTGCAACCAGCCATTCTCTTCATTTAATATCTTTTGGTTTTCCAGATCTTCTGCTCTCCATCTATCTCTGTTAGCAATATCTTCTGCTCTAATTTTATCTCTGTATACACGATCTTCTTCTCTTTCCTTCTTCCTATCAATCGCTGTAACAAAACTTGAAACTAAATCAGGTATTTGAGATAGAAAAAGCTCTATAGGACTTGCAGACGTGTCCATTCTTCTGGTTTTGTAATAATTAGCCATGTTTAACCTCCACAATATAAGCTAGCAAATTCATTAAAAGTTCCCCCATACCCTGCTCCTTGAGCAGACGCATATTGATTATAACAATTCATGTCATCTGGGATTTCTGTTTGGGTTGGTTGATTGGAAATATCATCCCATGCCTCACCCCACATACTACCTCCTGATGACCAGTTCCCTAAGTCTCCATAACCTCCTATATTACCACCCGAACTCTGAGAGGCTTGTCCTGCAGGTCCAGTGCTTGTTCCACCATGGTTCCAACCATGATCTTGACCATACTGGTTTCCATGTGCTTCAAGAGTCTGACCAGCACTAGTCAGGTATTCAGACCAATTATCAGCACTCATTTGACCGAAGAATATACTATCTTCACTACCTATAAATTCATTCCAAGATTCCCAGCCAGTATGTTCTGTTCCTGTTTCGTTTAACCAATCGTAATAACCACCGTATTGAAATTCAGCAATAGACTGGGGATCTGTAAGCATATCATTTGCATATGGATTAGGATATCCTCCATGTATATTTGGAGCATTATATCCTGGTCCTACCTGAGTATTTGGTCCTACTGGACCAGGTACATCCCTGCCACCTCCTCTAGTACCAGGGTCTACGGGAGGAACCATTCCAGTTCCTGGAGTAGGTCTGGGAGCTGGGCTTGGTCCAGGTTTATTTGAAAACAGTCTATTCCTAGGATCTTCTAAGCCTTGATTCTTTACTATATCAAAAGGATCAACACCAGGCCTTACGGGAGGCCTTTTCTTTTTATCATTATAATTTGCCATTTCTATTATCCTTTATGTTAATTTAAGAAGATTTAAGCTATCCACAAAGATAAATATCGTTACCATCTTCATCTGTTGTCCAACAGCTTTCATCAATGAAATCACTATCACTAGCTACAGTGTCTCCGTAATAATTTGGTAGGTCTACATCAAAAAATGCCTGTGATGAACCAAACATAGCTAATTGATCATAGATACCAGCTTCATAAGAGTCTCTTAAATCATTAATTGCATGGAGGTTACTAAACTTCATTTTATCTATACTAGTATCTATCTCTGCTCTTTTAATAGCAGTTCTTCTATTTTTATCTTGCACCCTAGCATATACAGTAGCAAGATTGCTTTGGTCTAAAGCTTCTGCTTGATTTTGAAAATTCTTTTCTTTAAAGTTTTCTGATGCATACCAAGAAGTAAGAGTATCCGTAATAGCATCTTGATATAGTTCATCTTGCTTTCCTGATGTTAAACCTTTTTCAGGAGTTTTCCCTTTGTCTTCTCTTTGCTTTTTAACAATATTTATTATAGCATCTTTGTTTTTCCATGCATCCATTTCATCTTGCAAGCTTTCTTGGCTTGCTAATAATTCTTGCTTTTTATCTGTAATAGCATAATCTCTATTAGATTTAGAAGCTAAAATTAAATCTGCACTTTCATTCCATGCGTCGAACATTTCTTCCATTTGAAATTCATTTTCCCACATCTCTGTATTGAGCATAAGTTCTTCAAATTGATTGTAGCCTTGGAATAAAGAGGCTAAATAAGCTGCTTGCCCAGAACCTATTAACTGGGGGTTTGGAGCATCTGGGTCAGTATACCCTGGTAAAGTGTCACCCCAAGGTAAGTAGTTTTCAAACCAATCATTAAACTCATCTTGAGACATATGCCATAAGCCTTCTAATCCCCAAGAAGCAACATCAGATCCAAAATTAATACTGCCTACTTCATTTCCTCCTGTATGATCTCCTGCATTACAATCTGATCCTATACAACTATTATCATTACAACTAATATTAGCACCAGTTAAATCATAACAATTAGCCATTATTCTTCCTCCTCAGTAGTCTCTTCATCTAAATCGCTTAATTGAAAACCTGTACTATCTGGCTCATTTACGCCTGGGAAAACATCATTTAACCCCATTTGTTCATCAGGTTGACTATCATCACCTCCAGGAGGAGTTGATTCAGGCATAGCAAAACAATCTGATAAATCACTCATACAACTTCCTTGATTATTTGAACCAGGAGGGCACATGATCCCCCATCCTCCTAATGGAGTAATACAGTCCCCACCTAAACTTGTCCATCCTTCTGAAGGAGGAGGAGCTATACCTCCTTGAGATATTATACCTTGTATAGTTGTCCATATTTGACTTTGTTGGAAATCTACCTCACCAGCAAGAGCATTATTGTAAGCATCAACGAATCCATCTATATCAAAGGTTAAGTCTTGCATAGCTAATTCAGATTGAGTCTCAAAGTTTAAAAACATATCAGTCAATTGATCGTCCCATTGGAGATTTAAGAGATCTTGCTCTAAAGCTTCAGCATCAACAGCTCCTTCAACAGCACTGTCTAAAGCAGTAAGTTGATGAGTTAATTGTTGCAAATCTAAATTGTTTTCATCTAATAAACCTCTACTTCGTTTATGAAGTCCTCTAGCAGATTGTTCGCTCTTAGACTTCTTACCTAATAAAGAATATGTATCTCTAACTCCTCCAGCTTGAATATCAATTCCTTCAAGTTGACCTAACAAACTATCTACTAATCCTTGAGATTGCAATTGAAAGCCTTCAGATATGAGATCTGCCTCAGTATCTAAGCTTTGCCAAGCAGCCTCTCCATATTCAGCATTAAATGAATCAATAGCATTTTCGATATTAGCTTGCATCTCGCCAAAATATTCAGTCATCTGAACTCCACTTCCAAACATCTCAGTACCAGCTATTGAGCTACCATATTGAGTAGCCCAATAAGCTGCAGCCTCTTCTATGTTTACACCTAAATTAGAATCAGAATCACTACCTCCACCTAACCATATGCCACCTTCTTGCGTGATTTCAAACTCATACATCTCATTCCAAGTATTAACAAATTCCACTTGAGCTATTTCTTCTGCATTCCAAAACATACTTAAGAATAATTGTTCAGCAAATTCAGTATCGGTATAATCAGGGTTGCTCTGAGCCCATTGATACATTTCGTTAGTCACTGTATCTCCTGTGGCTCCTGTTAACAGTGCACCGAAATTAAATATTGTAGGCTCACCATATGCTCCTACAACATCGTCAGCAGCCTGGAATTGTTCTGCTTCATCCATAGTTTGAGTCCAATCAGATACTTGATCGCTCACATTGCCAGGATTACCGTATCCATTCTCAATTAACCATTGATCTAAATCAAAATCTTGTTCAGGCATTCATTCTCCTATCCAACTGTTAAATCGTCCGTTACTTCATCTAAGTAATCTAAATAATCTGTAGAACTTTCCCAAGGAGGTGAATCTAATGAAGCATGTGTATCCATTTCAGGAAGATATCCTCCTTGTCTGCTAAATGCATCTTCAGATATAATATCTAGAGTTGCAGCTACATCATCATAATCGATATCTTGTACTGTGGAATAATCATAACCAGACGTTCTTTCGCTTATAGGCACATAATCTGTGCTTAAACCACTCATATAAGTATTTAATGCTTGACTTGCTCCTGTTACACCTACTCCTATCTTAGAACCTTGACCTATAATATTCCCCCAATTTACTCCCGTGCTTGCACTAGCACCTACTGGGACTCCTTCTGGACTCAGTGCTGCAGTTCCGTCCACACCTACAGTAGGGCTTGCTCCTGCTCCTGCTGCTGCTCCTCCTGCTGCTATCTGTTCTATCATTTGAGGTCCATAAAAAGTGGTTGCTAAGGTTAAAGGTTGCATCCAATGAGCTGTATCCATGTCAGATTCCATATCGTCTATTTGTTGACCTAACTGCTCATAAGCACCTTCTAGTTCTGTTTGTCTTTCTATATTCCTAGATTTTTTAAATCTAGTTGCTTTCATTTCAGGAGCTTTAGGTTTCTTAATACCTCCAACCATATCATCTGCAGCCATTCCAGCTGCAGCGGAAGATCCAAAAGCTAATCCTGCTTTAGCTGCGATCCCCCATGAGCCTGGCGCAAATACTGAAGCAACAAAAAATACAGCTGTTCTGATAAACGATAATATACCACTTTTTGATTTAGCTCTATTCTGAGCTTCAGTTACAGCAGCGCTGTAATCGTTCCATCTCTTCTTAAAATCTAAACTACTAGAAATATCATCTAATCCTACAGCATATCCTAAAGCAGCTTGTTGTTTGGCTTGTTGTGTTCTTTGTCCCATATCTTATCCCTATTTGTTAAATTTATTTTTAAATATTAAACCTACTTTAGCAAAACTCCATGCTGAAGTATGTGGCCCTCTTACTTCTATAATAATAGAATCTCCTTTTTTAAAGTTGTAACCTACCTTAAAAGAGTACACAGTTCCCACTGCTGGAGTCATTGATGAAGTCACATGCTCCCATACAGTTGTATAATTCGTATGTGTGGCCATTGAAGACCCATCATTGTTGTATTTGCTTATTTTAAAGCCATATATGCCCGTATGTGCTCCATTGCTACTCCAAGTAAGGGTATCAACAAAAGTGTCCGTATTATGCGTTTTTACGTGATTTGCTCCCATAGAAGCTTTTCCAATTAAAGCCTTTGTAGCTCCAGATGAAGGTTGTATACAGTGATACGTGTTAATTGTTACACTAGCATCGTAAACAGTGTGATCCCAGATATCCCAATTAACATCATTATAAAAGTTTGTTTCCTCAAAAGCTCTCCTATCTTTTAAAGCTGCCTCATACCATTTGCCATTATATTTAACATTTAATTTTAAACCATCATCTTCTCTGGTTACCCTTATATCTCCATTTCTAGCAGAAGATTCATTTAAAAATCCTGTAGACTTATTATTACTTCTAGGATTCTTAGCCATACTTCTAAGTATTCTTTTACTTATGTCATACTTCATTATGTGGATACTCCTTTCACTCTATAAACAATTGCTATATTGTCTATTTCAAAATTACTATGAGTCGTATCTCCACAAGCAAAGTTTAAAGCTAAAGATTTTATATTTTTAAAATCATTGGCATTATCAGGTATACATTCGTGTATTTGCCAATCAGTTCCAGTATCAGTCAGATATTTTGTAGTTGTTGTAAAGTTAACTAAAGTTCCATAATTACCATTTATTACAGCAGATACAGTAACTCCATTCGTAGCTCCAGCAGAATCAGATGCTGTTTTATATTTTACTATTACTTTATATACATGCTTTAAGCTACCCATATCGCCAAAATCAATTTCTTTAGTTTTAAGTGTTCCTGTATGATTTGCTGTGAATGTAATTTTCAAACCAGCATCTATATATCTAGCATAATGAGCACCACTATTATTGTGAGGGTAATTAGTACTAGACGCTACATTACTTCTATAAAAAAATAATTTACCTTCAGATGTTGTCACCATATTAGTATCAGCACTTTTACTATCACCCGCATAACCAAACGAAGAAGAAACAGACCAATCTTGACTATTGAAATCATAACACAAAGCAGCAATTGAGTGGTCACCAGTGTAATTATTTTTTACATCAGGCCTATAAATTAAACATTTATTCTTAGATTCAAATCCGATAGAAGGTATATGTTCTGATTGTATACCATTATTAAGACCATAACCTATACTAGCTAATAATAATTTATCTTCAGCTAAATCAATAACTTGAGAGCCATCGTAATGTAAAATACCTTGACCATTAGATACCCAAGAAACTCCATAATCAGATTTACATACTGATGCATGATGATTAATACCATAATGCTTAAACTCACTCTCAACAAAGGCATCTTCAGGGTCTGTGAAATTCATTATATACAAAGTAGTTTCTTTAAAAACTAACAACTTATCTCCAAAAGATTTTAAAGCTATAATACCTTGCCCATCACTATATCCTACATCATAAGCTAAATTGTCTGGAAAAGTATCCATAGTCCAAGCAGCCGAAAGCATTATCCTGTCATTATGAAATGTTCCTTCTTTTAATATATTTCCTATAACTGCTCTACCATTTACAGTCTCAGCAGCTTTCCACTTTAATTTTGTAATCTCATCAGACCTATAAGGAATCATATCCTGATAAGTTAATGATAAAGAAGAAGGAGGAGAATTTGCATTAATAGTTCCATCATGAGCATAATCGCTTGAAGTTGTATAACCTACAGCCATCTCACCTCTTGCAGACGTAACAGATGTATTATAAGTTAAAGGCTTCCATCTTTTATCAGAAGTCCAGTCTTTGTAATACTTTCTTCTTAAATCAACTTCCATAAATGGTTGCCAAGGTATATCTGCATTAGGAACTATATCTTCATCAGAGTATCCAAATATAACGAATCCAACTATTCTAGGATCTCTAAAATTAGAACCCTCATTGCCTGTAGCAGTTACTTGTTGATGCATAAGAGAACCAGGATTCATAACTAAATCAAAACTATCATCTGTCCACCAATCTGGTCTTCTCCAGTAATCTTCCTTAAAAAATAATTCTAACCTAGGGTTATGAACATATGTCGAAGTATTAGTAAGATCTAATGTAAAATCTACATCAGCTTTACTAGCATAAACATACCCTGATGCATCTACAGAACCGCCTCCTAACTGAGCTGCAGCGATAGTAAACGTCTCTCCAGTGTTACCACTAAAAGGAGCTGAAACACCATCTACATGAGCTACAGATCTGACTGATTTATTATCACAATCAATCCTCATATTTGTAGGATTTGTTGATGATGCCATATTAATAGTTTTACCTGTTAGATTACTGCTATCAGTTCTACCAGTATCCCATCCAGGATCATTCACGACAAATCTAACTACCTTGCCCGTAACACCATCTTTACATAAAGTTCCAGCTGATTGAACGTTAGTATAACTTCCATCTATCAATTTATAAGCTAATCCAAATTTCCATATCTTCCTCCAACCATCTCCCATATCCTCCCCATTAGCAGAAGGTTTAGTAAACATAAGACCTATTTCCCCATTGCCAATATCGTCTAATCGGTCAGAAACAGGCTCATTCGAAACATTGTTATGTAATACTAATTTTCTACCTAAATTCTCAGTACTTAAAAAATCATCATTTACAAAAACAGATTGAGGGTCTTGAGCTGCTGCCCAAAATCTTCTATACTCAGGTGGCTTAATACCTGGATATTTATCATTAGTTAGTGTAAAACCATTATATTCTGTAGTTATACTACTTTGATTGCCTCCTAATTTTTCCTCCCTGTTTGCTACAATAGATCCTAATATTTTAGGTTCTGTGTCGCTATTATCAAAATTTCCATCTGAAACTCTGATTAAACTACCATACTGCCAATAAGACGGTTTGCTACCTGCAGTTGTAGACCTGCTTTCACCTGCAGTACTAAGAGCGTCAC